ATCTCCGTGCGTAGTTCCAATAAGGTTGTTATGATATTGATAATATTTTCTGTGAGCTATTGAAGTGTCAAAGGTAATGTTTTCACATTTATTATACCAAGAGCTAATTGAGTCGGCTAAAAAAAATCCGCTTTGATAATCATGGTTAGACGGATTAAACATGAAATGTACATCAGCGACTTGAATTAATGTATCTAAAACGTCGATATAAAGCTTTTTAGCAATTAAAAAATTGTTATACCACATTCCATCTGTGTCTTGTGGAGTTCCGCTCGTAGTGGTCCTCTTGGGGGTGTCTATGTGTAATATATCGTTGCCTGCCACAAAGACAATTTTGTCTATGGTAAATCCAGATGCTTTTTTCAATATCCCCTCAACTCCAGATTTAACTCGCTGTACTGCTATTTGACAATTGTAATCCTCTCCCGTCTCAAATGAAGACGCTAACTTCCCAATATGTACATCAGCAGGATCAATAACAAGTAAGCAGCCATCAGTAGTATTTGCTCTCTCAATGTATTCATAACTAAACGTGTGATTTTTGACAGCATCAATGTGGTCTTCAAGCAGCTGTTCAAAAGTAGGACCGCTGTCTTTATTTGGTTTAAACTGTATTGACCATTTCTTATCTTTTGACCACGCTATTCCTACGCTACTAATGTCAATACCTCTCTCCTCACAAGCGCTTGCTAAAGCTGGCTGATCCTCAGTCCTTGTAAGTTTTTGTATATGCCTTGATATGTATCGCCTAGTAGATTCTACTGTCTTTTCTTCAAGGTTTATCTCTAGGTCTTGATGTATATACCTTGCGATCTCAGATGGGCTCCTATGCCCGTCCTTAAAATATTTTTCAGTTAAAGATTTTATTTCTTCATTTCTATCAATCATCGTCTTTAATTTGATTTTGAAGCTTGTCAAGATTTACTTTTAAAGAACCTATTGAGCTTTTGGTTTCATCCTTATTAGGCTGGTTTATGGAGTCAATTATCTTATCTACGTTGTTATGCAGTGCTAGTCTTAACTTTTCCAAAAAACTAAACCTTTGCGTCATACATCTGGATCCATGTGCTGTAGAAACGAATCACCAACTCTTTTGTTGAATGATTTTATAGCTCTATATATTATTCTTGATTTCTTTTTTGTTTCTCTTTTTTCTGTTAAACTTGAGTCAATACCCATTCTAGTATAAAGCAAAGTATCAAGCTCTAAAAGCGCATCCATTTTTTCTTTTTCACTTTTACTAACGTATCCCGTTACCTTTTCACAAAACGCAGAAACATCTAAATCAAATATGCTAAAAGTTTCTTGCTTTATTTTATCATATTCTCTTTCAAATAGTGTTTTTGTTGTCATAATATCAAATTTACTTAATTTATATGAAACTCAGGTGTTTAAGGGTTGCTTTTTTAATTATTCCCTTGTCAGCCATTTTTTTAAAATAAGCTAAGTATATCTCATAAATAGGCTGCCATAGCTCATCGTTGGTATATGTTTTTGGAGAAACTATGTTTTTGACAATTCCATTTGCCTCAACTCGGACGTTTAATCTGATTTTGTTTTTCTTCAACAACTCTGGTATTATGGTTACGCCATTAGATAAACAAAAAGCCATAGCATTCTGGTGTATTATGTTAGGATAAAAATTCATAATTAGAAAGGTAAATCTCCCTGACGCACACTAAAAGCATCTTCAGGCTGTTGATTTGGTAAGGCTTCGTTTTCTTTGTCAAAAACAAATGTTGGAGGTTTTTGGTACTTTGAGTAATACCTGCCAGAAACTACGTCAAACCTAAATCTTTCCAAGCCATTCATTTCGCCTTGAAACTTCATTTTTACTTTCTGAACTACAAAATCAACATCGTCTTTATCTATACTAACGCTTTCGTCCTGTTCAAAATGCCTATAAACAGTATATCCATCGTGAGTTTGGTTTCTAAAATCAGCTGAACCCGAGCAATCGTATAAAGTTGGCATATCATAATCACCGTTATCTTTCTTTCTCATTTTTGTGGGATGAACAACTAAGAATATTATTACGTTATTCATTTGAGCAAACATTGTTAGCTTAGTCAAGACACGTTTTATTTTTGATAACTCTGAATCGTTTGATTTATCAAACTCAACCTTGTTAAAAGCGTCGATAACAAACATATCGACTCCATAAATAAACATCTGTTCTTTAAACTTTTCTAAAATCCAAGACCAATTTGGCATTTCTCCTTTATCGGGTGCGGTGATGTATATCTTTTCATTAGCCCACTCAACGTATCTATCTATTTGTTTTTTTGTGACTCTTGGTCTACCAGGATTGTCCTGAAAAAAGTTTGTTCCGTAAAACTTTTCAATAAAAGTAGTTTGATGGAGCGCCATAGGGCTGTGTTCGGGAGAGAAAAACGAAGCCTTTAGGTTGTAATCCTTGATTAAGTTCATAACATACCATTCAGTAAAATTTGATTTACCATGAGAAGGTATACCTGTAGACACAACCAAGTGACCCCTCATCACCGTGAAGACTTTCTTGAGATCCCCAAAGCACTTATGTTTTGGATAAAGTGTTTCTGGCAATCCGTTGTTGTATAAATCATGTATACCTCCTGCAAGGTCCTCCACAGTAAATGTCCCAGAGGCTGGGTACCTTTTACCGTTTATTATAGATTCTTTCACTAAATTCTCTCCTCCTTTTACTAAATCTCCATTAGCATCTTTTTCTTTAAATAAAACTCTGACACATCGATACCTTCCTATTCTTTGTGCTATTTTTTCAGCAACAATTTCTCCCTTGTCATCATTGTCGGTTGCTATATAGAATTTACTTACATCTTGAAGATATTTTTCGCAGTTAATCCAGAAGTCGTCATTATCATTTGCGCCATTAGGAATACTAATTGTATTTTTATAACCACATTGATGCATGGCAAGAACATCGAACTCACCCTCAACTATAAAAACCTCGTCTTGACCAACAGCAGAGTTAATGTTGTAGAATATTGGCTTGGTTTCTGCTGTTTGAGTGAAGTGCTTTCCTCCTGACCTGTATTTTTTATTTACAAGCGTATCTCCTTCAAAGTAATTAAAAACTATATTATTTAAATTTTTTCTTGCTTGCGGTTGATAATACATTTCTTCTGTCACATTAAGGTCTTTAAGTGTGCTTTGAAAAATTCCTCTCGACTCGCAGAACTTGACTATATTATCAGACAGGTCTGTATAATTAACCCAATTTTGTTCAGGAACTTTATAGACTTTGTCCTGAACCAAAGGTCTGTCATCTCTAATAGATATTGCCTCACAATGGTGACATTTAGCAACTCCTTTAGCGACATTTACACTCAAACACCTGTCTTTTTTATTTCTTCTATCGGGTGAGCATGCAGGACAAATTGTTTTAATCTGACCTGTTGACTTGCCTTTAAGTTCTATTTGACTCCATTCTATTATTCTCATAATGAGTTTTTGTATTTTAGTTTTGGTTTTCCTGTATTGTGATTTATATTATATTTTTTTAAATACCAGTTTCTGAAATGAGAAACATACATATGCTGAGTCTTTACAGTGTCTTGAGTTCTTTTTAAATGCTCATGAAATTCTTTATACAATTCGATAAGGCGTTCTCTTGATATTTTTAAATTTGACGTTATTGCCGTAATGTATTGATCGTTGGAAATTGCTATGTCAAAATTTTCCTCAAAACCCCTTATTACTATATTATTGTTTTCATTGTTATAGTTGTTATTATTATTAGTTGTGTGCTTTTGTTGTTCTTTTGATGTGCTTTTGTTGTGCTTTTGTTGTCCCTCTTCGTATGAACTTTTTTGGTAATCATCATATTTAACAACAGTTAAGAGGGTATATTTGTTGTTCCCCTCTTTTTCAATCTCCTTAGTTTCAATAAGTTTTTCAAGAGACAGTTGAATTTGTTTTCTAGATAAACCAAGCTGGTCGGCAAGACCTTGTTGTGAAGTAATAAAGGTCCCTCTTTTAACAACAACTCCTTTCCAGTCTTTATCTTTCCAGTTAGCCTTCAGAAGGCAGTGTATAAATAGTCTCATGGTGTTCGAGTCTGTATACCACTCCCATTCCAAAATTCTTCTATTTAAGGTTATAAAAGAATCAAGCATAAACCTTAGAGTTAAGCCTTCCTCTCATTGTAATTCTGGAGTGTAGACAATATGCCTTGTATTTAATAGCTTTTTTTACCTCACTCTTAGCGAGTTTTTTTTCGCCTTGAATTTTTATACCTTCATCAATACACTTTTGTTTAAAAAGCTTTTCGCATTTTGATATTAAATTAACCATATGAGGGTCTTCAACGTCTAAAAAGTTTTGTATTTTATTTGATTGATGAAGCACAGTAGCGTGGTTTTTTCCTTTATAATCTGATGTTTTAAACAAAAGTCCAATATCTGCTAAAGAATATCTTGTTTTTCTCCTGGCTAGATACATAAAGACTGCTCTTGAATCTGCTAGACCTCTGTATCTTTTTTTTGGAATTCTTAATATGTCAATACCCGTTTCTTTAGTAACTAAATCAACAAGAATTTCTATTTTTCTTCTCTCTTCTACTCTATATTTATTCATTTAATTTAATTTTAATTTACTTGACAGGAGGACAGACTTGCAATGCCCTCCTTATTTGCCAAGCGTTATATACTAACCAAACTAGAAAGGCAAGTCGTCTTGTGTTACAGCTTGTGGTTCAGCTGATTTTGTTTGTTGATTGGATTGGCTTTCTTGTCCATCGGACTTTTCAATTCTCCAACCCTCAACAGAATTAAAATATTTAGTTTCTTTTTGTGGACTGACCCACTCTCTACCTTTTAAATTGATTCCAATTTTTACGTCATCACCAACCTTGTAGCCATTGATAACGTCACATTTGTCTTGAACAAATTCAATCAATATCTGCTGTGGGTAGTTTCCTTCAGTTGTTATTACAACCTCTCTCTTACGAAATCCTTTGTCTCCGTAACTTTTTGTATCGTTTATAACTTTAATTTTACCTGTAATTTCCATTTTTTAATTTAATAATTGATTTAAATCGTTAAGGTAGCCTCGTGCCAACTCAACTCGTTTATAGATTGCATCTATGTCTTCTTGGTTTCTTTCAACCACAAATTCTTTTACCCTCCATTTAGGACTAGTTTTAGAAAACTTCATATCTTCCCAGATAGCCTCTTCAAGTTCTTCAGGAAGATCAATAACCCCAAGCTTATGGGCTGTAACTTTAATCTCGTGATAAATTATTTCATCTGGAGTGTCCACAAGGCAATACACAACCTTAGACGTTTTTAATTCCGTTAATGCCATGTACCCTTGAAGTTGCCAATAATAGTCTTTATTTGGGTTGTCTTTATTAGTGAACGGAAATGTGCTGTGGTCCCATGAAGATTTTATGTCTATAAGGACATCAGAAATTATATCAGGCTCACCTGTTATGTATTCGTTATCGTATCTTTTAGAATTCTTTGAGTGACTTGTCTTATGGACAGCATTGTAAAGATTTATTGATTCCTCCTCTACCAGAAGTCCTTTATCTAAATACTTTGACTTTATTTCTCCTGTTTTACCGAAGAGCTCTTCTTTAAATATCTGACCTAAAAATGTCTTTGGTCCAGCCGACAACGAATCCTTGTTGGGGTACGTCATCAGCTTTCCCAAAGAGGAGCATCTAAACAAATAATTATCAAATGAAATTTTGCTCATATCTTTATTTATTCAATATATGGTGTAGAGTTCCTTTACTTGAAATGCTAAATTTTTCCATAGTTTTTGCATAGGAACCATGTTCCTCATGATATTTTCTAACCTCATTTTTATCATATTTTGTGATAAAACTTGATGCGTGTTTAGCCCTAGAAACCCTAACGTGTTCTGGTTGGTCCATGTAGTTGTCGCTGTAGGT